TTTTTTGCTCTTACCGATTCATCCTCGCTTCTCGGCATCAACTTCCACGAGAAGTTGTGGGTCTTGAATTCTGGCTTCTCGAATAGCACAGTCTGATATGGATTGACTGCTAGACCTAGAAACGCTTGTGTGGCTTGACCGAGAGCTCTACCATCTGGGCTGCTGTCGGCGGCGCCTTGAAGTAGACCGATTGTTCTACCGGCTAGCGTATCGACTACTCCTCTACTGACAGAACCAAGCGTCGCTCCATTTGGGTTTGTTCCCGCGACGGCTTCTAATCCAGCACCCACCATCGGTGTGAGACTGGCAGTATTATACGACACCGACAGGTTGTCTCTGATGCCATCCGGTATAGGCAGTCTTACCGTACCCTCTGATCTTAGAAACGGAGAGTTGTTTATGCTTCTCTTCTCATATTTCATGAAGCTAAACCCCATGAAGAAGTTTCTACCCTCTCCACCGGCGTCTGGGGAAGTTAGGTCGGATGGAAACTGTAATTGATTTTGAAACTGATTAGCTAGAGTTTGTCTGAAGTTATAGAGAGATGCTGCAGTAGCAACGGCTGTCACGCCTCCGACCAGCGTAGCGGCCGCTACTGTACCTGCACCGATCGCAGCACCCCTAGACACACTTGGAGCTAACCGTGTCGGCTGACTTAGATAGTTCGCACCGCGCTGAAGTATTGGAAGATTCGCCATTAACGCCTCTAAATATAGGGTCTGCTTCTATTTATAATGAGTTTCGAGATATGGCAAGGTATACACAAGGCTACTTCAAACCACGCAATCCACAGAAATACAAGGGTGATCCTACCAACATCGTATATAGATCGAGTTGGGAGCTGAGACTTATGTCGCACTTTGACGAGCATCCTGATGTGATATGGTGGAAGTCTGAGGAGAACATCATACCATATAGATCGCCGGTCGATGGCAGGATACACAGATACTTCCCTGACTTTCTAATAAATACAAGAAACAAGCAAGGTAGGCCAGAGACACTGATGATCGAGGTCAAGCCTGCAGCGCAGACCGTCGAGCCGAAGAAGCAGAAGACGGTGACTAAGAGATACATCAACGAGGTATTTACCTGGGGTGTGAATCAAGCTAAGTGGCAGGCGGCAGAAGAGCACTGCAAGGACAAGGGTTGGAAGTTCGTCATCATGACAGAGAAAGAAATCTACGGTAGATGACAGCATACGTATTTCAGCAGATAGCACAGAGAGGCAGAGCAGAGGGTATAGACGCCTCCGTTCGCCAGAGAGACGCACGCACTTGGTTCAGACAAGCCGCGCAGGATGTGACGACTGTGAATCGAAATCGCATGATGAATGACAAGGAGAATGTCACCTCGTCACTGGATGAGAAGAACATCGGTCAGATGTTCATGTTCTTCTACGATCCTAAGCACAAGGACACTCTACCGTACTATGATACGTTTCCATTGATATTCCTGATCGGGTTCAAGGATAAAGGATTCATGGGAATAAACCTGCACTACCTCCCGCCGTTTCTCAGGGCTAAACTCATGGACTCACTATATGAGACATTGAACAATAATAGGTACGACGAGAGCACCAAGCTTCGAGTATCGTATCAGATACTAGCATCAGCCTCAAAGTTTAGATACTTTAAGCCATGTGTTAAGCATTATCTCGCCGAACATGTTCAGAGCAACTACCTAAATATTGAACCAACTAATTGGGATTCAGCATTGATGCTACCGATAGAGCAGTTCAAGAAGGCTTCGGCTGAGAGAGTCTGGCGCGAATCAAGGGCTACGGTCTAATGTCCGGAACAGGATTCAATGTAGCTAGATTCTCGTCTAATCTAAGGCAGTACGGCACTCTACAGACTAACAAGTTCATCGTTAGGATACCTACACCTGAGCTGTTCGATCCTTCACAGCTTGATCCTATAATCGAGTATAGAGCCAATAACGTCAGAGTGCCAGGTGTAGCCCTAGATCTGCAGCGCGTGTTCAGATACGGCGTAGGACCGGAGCAGAAGTTTCCAACGAGCGTTAACTTCACCGATATAAACATCAACTTCGTCGACACTCAGAACAAAGACATATGGAAGAGATTCTCATTTTGGTTCAATGGGATCTTCGATTACACCGGTCTACGTGGTGGCAGCCAAGCTAGCTACAAGACTGAATACAAAGCATACTACACTACTGACATAGAAATACATGTCTTTGATAACGATGGTAATAGAATCAGTGTCATAGTCTTGAAGGAAGCATTTCCTACTACACTGAGTGAGGTCGGCCTTTCGTGGAGTGAGAACAACAAACTATATGAGTTCTCGGTAGGCTTCGCGTTCAGAGAGTGGTATTTCCAGGACTACAGTGTTGGTACATTCCAATCTGGTGCTATCCTTGCACCTTCTGCTACCAGCTCTGTTCAACCACGCAGTGTCGAATCACCGAGACCACCTGCATCTAGATCCGATCCGTTTGGTCTCAATGCGACCCCGAGTAACGAAACAGGAACTTCTGGCCCGGCGAACTTTACGGAGTTTAATTTTTAATTCATAATGGAGCTATATCATGCCACTACCTAAGATCAAACATCCGATGTTTGACTTTGTCGTACCGTCGACAAATAAGAAGGAAGCCTTTCGTCCATTCCTTGTAAAGGAAGAGAAGATTCTCTTGATGGCGAAGACGTCTGAAGAGCCGAATGATATGCTTAAGGCCGTTAAGCAAGTCGTCAACAACTGTGCTCTAAGCAAGTCGTTCGACGTAGATAGGTTGGCCATCTTCGATATCGAGTATCTGTTCATGCAGCTGAGAGCTGTGTCGGTGAACAACATCGTTAAGGTCTCGTACAGAGATAACGAGGATGGTGAGGTCTATGACTTCATGATCGATCTTAAAAACGTTACGGTTAAGTTTCCAGAAAAGGTCGAACGAGTTATCAATGTTACCGACAAGGTCGGGATACAGATGCGCTATCCGCCGGCGTCTATCTTCGACGATAGAGATTTCTTCACTACCGGCGACGATGCGTTCTATGAGCTAGTGCTTCGCTGTTTGGACAAGATCTACGACGGTGAAGACATCTTTAATCCTGCAGACTACAGTAAAGAGGAAGTCGAACAGTTCCTAGACGAGTGCGGCATCGAGGCATTCGAGAAGATTCAAACATTCATGACCAGCGTACCGAAGCTGTATCATAGACTTGAATACAAGAACAAGAATGGCAACGACAGGGTGATTGAGCTGACGTCGCTCACTGATTTTTTTACGTTGCCCTAAGCCACAACACACTCGAGAACTACTACGTCTCTCTGTTCTCATTAGTTCAGCATCATAAATATTCAGTTGCAGATGTTGAAAAGCTTTATCCGTTTGAACGTGACATCTTTGTTGAAATGCTCCTGCAATATCTGAAAGAAATTGAAGAGCAGAGGAAACAAAATGCCTAGATTTAGCAAACCGGATATCGATGACGATGATCATGAGCCAAAGCCTGCGGATGATGAGGTAAGAGCAGTCAATAACATCCCGCCACCTCCTCCCCCGCCGATTCGTGCGGTAAACAATCCACCTACAAATACAACAGCATCGCTACCACCCCCATCGTTTACACCATCGCCAATGGGTGGAGCAATGGGAGGAGTAGGAGCAATGAACCAAGCACAGATGAATCCTGCGGTTGGTCTAGCGCAGGCTGAGATCGATTCTAAGGTTGCTGACCACCAGATGGCAAAGCAGGATGAGGCATGGGTCAAGGCTTATTGGCGCCCTGCCATGGGTTGGTTGTATATGGCTATGTGCGCATTTGACTTCATCATCTTCCCACTGATCACGATCATCCTTCCAATCATTCAACATAACTTTGGTATTCAGATGCCGTACAACGAATGGAAGAGCCTGACGCTTTCTAACGGTGGTCTAATCCACCTTGCGTTTGGTGCTATCCTCGGTGTGGCTGCATTCACTAGAAGCCAAGAGAAGATAGCAGGTAAAGCCTAATGTCGGGAACTCTACCATCAGCTAATAAGCCATCAGTTGGTGGTAGAGTCATCCGTGGCGCGGCGAGAGGGGCACTTAAGTTAGGGCGTTTAGCCTTCAACAAGATGTTTCCTATCGTAGGCAGAGCCATGGGCACATCCGGTGACAACCAGCCGGATTCAATCAATACTTCCGGTGAAGACATCTCGAGAAGCCTGTTCAGACAGAGAGCGTTGTTTAGAAGCATACTAGACAACCAGATGGAGCAGAACAGGCTTCTCGAGAGACTGTTGCTAGTCTACAAGAACAAGCAACCGGTTTCTATGATGGCTAGCCCAACCGGTGCTCCACCACCAGCGCCTTCGTCAAACATAGGTATGGAACTACCCATGCCTGATCTACCGGATAGACCGTCACAGAGACCACAGGCACAGCAGAGACCAAACAGACAGAGAAGTCTTCTCAGAAGATACCTTACATTCTTGAAGAGAAGATCGCCGCGACTGTTCAAGGCTGCAGCTAGAAGGTTGTCGGTTGCGTTTGCTAGCCTAGCAGTTCCAGGTCCCGGTTGGCTGATAGCCATAATAACCGGAATAGGAAGCTTGTTTCTAGCCGCCGAGCTTCTACAGATATATCGCGAGTTCAGGAACAGCAACAGCGAAGACGAAGACGAAGGTATCGAGAACGATCTTCCAACAGAAGAAGAGGCTGCAGCTGAAGAGAGACTATTGCAGCAGGAACGTGAGCGCGAGTTGTTCGGTGATGTCAGTGAGATGGGCGACACACAGAACCTAGCTCAAACAGAGCAGGCTGTCTTTGATGCTCAACGTCAGGAATCTGAGAGAAGAAGAACACAAGCCGGGTTAGCCGGTAATCTACAAGATCCTGTCAGACAGAGACTAATGGAGCAGCTGGCCGCGGCAGAGAGATCTCTTGCTAGAAGAAGCACACCGGTTAATCGAACAAGAGTAGATAACCTAAAAGAGCAGCTAGCACGTCATGACGCGGCTAATCCGATCTCTGAGAGGGATGCTGAACTAGTCCAAGAGCCGGCTGCTCCTGCTGGGTTTATAGGGCCTCCTAGACCTAGCAGAGAAGAGCTTATAGCAAATAGAAACTCTCAGATCGAAGCTGATCTAGCAGCCGCTAGAGGGGAAGCCGAGAGGGAAGAGACTCCGCCTGCTGCTTTAGATATGACTTTATCCAATGCAGCAGACAACGCAGAAACACTTGCCATGGCAGCTATAATAGATGATGCCATACGTCAAGCCGAAAACATCGCTGCGGGACCAATGGCAGATCCAGTGGCACCTGCTATCGCCGGTATTCGTGTAGAAGGCAACACCATCATATATGATTTTGATAGCATCAAATACGACGCTTATCGAATTAAGTTTGATGGTCTCACACTGCCGACACAGCAAGTCGCCGCACAGGTAGCTGCACCTCCACCGCCAGCTACCTCCGGCACTACATCTAATGTAAGCGCATCACCTGCAGCTGCTCCTACCGGCCGAAGAGCGATACAGATAATGACGCCGACTCTCTCGGCTCTTCCGCCGACTACATCTACGCCCGGTGCAACCGCTGTACCGTTAACTGCACCTGCAGCTGCAACACAGCCAGACGCATCTGCTGTTACACCGCCAGTAACAGGTACGACCGCACAGATTCTATCTACCATCAGGATCAGGGAATCGGGTGGAAACTATCAGGCTCAAGCTAGAGGCTCTACGGCATCAGGTGCATATCAATTCATCGACGGTACATGGAGATCTGTGACTAGAAAGTTTAACGTAGGCACTGAGTATCAGAGAGCCGTAGAGGCGCCACCCGCTGTTCAAGATGCTGTCGCTGCAGCCTACGTGAATGATATATTGAGGGCAAACAACAACAGGGTCGAGGTGGTACCGCTGGTGTGGTATACCGGCAATGCTCAGGGTAGAATGTCTGAAGCCGCGCTGGCTGCAAACAGAGGATTAACGGCCGAGACTTATCAGAGAAATTGGATGGCAGCGTTTGCCGCTCAGGGTGGTACAGTTGGCCAGACACAGGTAGCGCAAGCACCGGCTGCCGGCCCTGCCATGGCTCAAGCATCAACTTCTAGGGTAGTAGCAGACAGACAACAGGCGATGAACACCCAGAGAGTTACTCAGACGTTCAACCAACAACAGCAGCAGACGCCTACACAGCAAGCCAAGCAAGACACACCCAGAATCGAGACTGCTGAGGTGCCTCTGCGAAATAGAGTTCTGTCAGCCTTCAATCATCTCGCACAAGCATCATAGGATAACAAGTGATGTCTGATCACCCATTTAAAGATCTAGAAGATAAAGAAAACGCTCGTCGAGCAGCTATGGGTCTTCCACCTCTACCAAAGGAGATATGGAATCCCTCGGCTGCCAAGAAGATACCTGCGAAGAAGAAGCTAGAGTCTAATGACTCACTGATTATCGCAGATAAAAATGATAACCTATCAAAGGTATCCGCCAAAGATCAACAGACTGTAGACGCATCCGATGATGGTCAAGGATCTACTACGGGAGTGCTGAAGAGTCTTTTGGCAGGTGCTGGTCTAAAGATGTTTCCGTCTCTGGGAAGAATCCTAGATTTATTTGGTAAGAGAGATGATAAGCATCGCCGCGATCTAGAAGAGGTCAACGACGGCAACAAGGAGAACGCTCAGCAGGTTTCAAGATCATCTATCCTGCTAAGCAAGATAGCTGAAACACAACTGAAGACGAACGAGCTGCTTGAGAAGATCATTGAAGCTGCTGCTAATCCACCCATAACTGCGCCGACAGTCGCTCCGGGCGATGGTAACACGAATGTAGAAATCGATCTCGATAGACGCAGGAGAGCTGCAGCAGGGTCTGCACCAGCCGCCGATGCGAGTAGACAACCACAACAATCCAGAATGGGAACTGCCGGTAGGGTAGCGATCGCTGTTGGTGGCGCTGCCGTAGTTGCTGGTGGGGCTTATGCTGCGTATAGAGGGTTAAGTGGTGGTGAGACAGCTGCACCTCAAGCCACACCTATGAGGGCTGAGGGTGGCACTTATAGAATGAGTAGTACTGATCAAGGTTCATTGACTGCGACATATTCTAGAACTGCTGAGGGTAGACACACGATCGATGATCGAGAAGTCGATGCAGAGACCTATAATCGTTTTAGACAATTGACTGCTATCCGCCCTCCGGCTAGCGATCGTGAGCTTCAACAAGATCCGCGCTTTCAGCGATACATGCAGGAAGCTACAGCTAACAACGATCTATCGCCTTCTTTGACTGCTCGTCAAAGAATTGGAGATGAGGATCGCGGGAATAGAAACAGAGAACTGTTTGCCCTAATGGAGAGAATTAGATCGCAACCAGCGGGGCCAAGACCTGCCGGTGCTCCCGCTGCATCCGGCGCGCCAGCCGGTACTGCAGCAGCGCAGAGACAGGAATCTGCTCCTACCAGTCCAGATGTCGATGCTAGAATTCTGAATATAAAGGCTAGGGAGATCATCTTTAAAGCCGACAACTTTGAATTCGATAGGCCAAATGCAGTTCCCAGCGTTAGCGGCGGAGCTCCACCATCTTTAGCTTCTACTGCTTCAATAGGTGGTGGTTCTTCGGCGGCTGCATCTTCAGGATCATCTGATCAGGGAACTGCCGCAGCTTCAGGATCACCCGGTCAAATTCAAAACGTTGTACAGAAGATAACCCAAGAGTTCCCAGCCGTCAACGTGACATCAACTACTCGGCCGGGTTCTGGTACATCACAGCACGCAACCGGTAACGCTGCCGACCTAAGCCTTAGAGGTCTATCACAGGATCAGAGAGCATCCTTGGTGCAGAATCTTACGTCGGGCAAGTACGGTAATGTCGGTGGTCTTGGGACATATAATGCTACAGGTGATCTACTTCATGTCGATACACGTTCTGGACCTAAGATGGCGTGGGGACCGAATAGGTCAAGGACGAGTTTAAATGAGACACCGCAGTGGTTTCAGCAATCAGTAACAGCATGGATGGGTGGTGGAGGAGGGGATGCACAATCTCAAGCCGCTGGATCTGCTATGCAGGAACAAGAACCTAGACCGGGCGGCGAGCAGACACCACCACCAGCGGCTACACCTGAACCATCAACACCTTCAAGTGGTGCTGCTGTAGCTCAGGCTTCGGTGAGAAGTGAGACGTCTATGATGCAGCAGGCGCCTACTACGGTTCCGGGAGCTGCAGAGCCGGCCCCTCCGCCATCCGGATCGGTTGAGCAGCCTGCTACGACGATAGATCCTAATGAGCCCGGCCCAGTAGAACCACCTGATGCTGCGCAGAGATATGCTAGACTGTTCAATCTAGCAGCATAAAAAAAAGGGAGCCAAAAGGCTCCCTTTCCGTTTAGTCCTTGATCTTGGTAGCTGCAGCCAATTCTCGTTGGATATCGATATCCATCTTGCTCAAGAAGCCATACAGCTTGACTGCGTCTTCACCCTCAATCCACTTGGAGTGAGCGACACCATCGTTATCGCTCCACCAGATAAGTACGCGACCATGAACGATCGCGTACTCGTAGTAGATACCCATTAGCCGGCCAGCTTCTTGAAGAAAGCCATATCCTCATCGTCGTCATCAGACGAGCTCGAGGGTGCAGGAGCAGCGCGTTCCTGCTTGGGAGCCTGCCAAGGCAGATCATCCTCATCATCAGCAGGCCTGCGGTTAGCCGCTGCCGTTCGCGCGGCTGCAGGAGCCATAGTACCATTCTCGTTGTGGCCGAGCACTGTGTTCAGCTTAGTCTGAAGCTCCTCGTAGCTCTTGAAGTTAGACGGAGCCAGGAGTTCCTGCAGAGAGTGTTCCTGCTTCCAGGTGTTCTCAAGCATGTCGTCGTCAGCGAACAGAGGAGCCGGAGCAGCGAACTCAGACTTATCGTAGTTGCGATAGCCTTCGACGTTGCGGATCTTGAGCTTGAAGTTAGCACCCGCCCAGAGGTCGAACGGGTTCATAGGCTGCTCATCAGAGAACTGGGGATGCATCTTTTCGTTGATCTTCTCGAAGAGCTTCTTACCGAACTTGAAGAGGAACACCTTGCCGTTGTTCTCAGGGTTGGCCTGATCCTGAACGACGTAGACGTTGCAGACGTAGCCGAGCTTACGCTTCTGAGCGCGAGCCTGCTTACGAGCAGGGGAGTCGTCGTCGCTGGTAGAATTCCAGAGCTTAGAGTTGAGCTCGGACACCGGATCGGGCTTGCCGAGTGTGGTCAGAGACTTCTCGATGTACCACTTACCAGTGGGGCCCTTGAAGCCATGCTCGAACATCCGAATGAAGGGAACCGGCTCTTCACCGGGAGCAGGAAGGAATCGAATAACCGCGAATCCATTGCCAGCCTTGTCGACGTTAGGATACCAGAAGCGGTCGTCCTTACCGCTGTCGTACTGCTGGTTCATCTTGGCCATTTCTTGGGAGAGCTTCTCGAGAGAGCTCTTGGACTGGGACTTGAGCTTAGAAAAATCCATGTGTGTATCTCCGTATATATCGTATGTTTGTGTGTCTGTGTATCAGTATAAGTGCATCGAAGTCTCATTACCTCGATACCACTTATATATACTATCCTGCATCTCTGAAAAAGTCAACTACTATATGCTTGATCTTAGCAGGATCGTATTTGATGAAGGGTGTGTACTTCTTGATAAGCAACCCCATGTGCTCCCACACGACGTTGTCTTTCAGCTGCTTGTCCCAATAGGGGATGCACTGGGTTAGATCTGCCAGCACACACGTCGTCTCTAGTGTTATCTCCTTAGCCATGTAGCAAGTCAAAACATGATTGCATTGCCCATCCTTGACTAAGAAGTTAGCATCGAAAGGAAACTGTAGTTTCTCCAGATCAGCTTGAATGGTATATGTCAAACTATCTTTGACCTTTTGCCACGCTTGGTAGACCCGTTCAGCATCATCTGAGTATGCCATATCGCGAATCCACACTTTGGGATTCTGAACGAAGTTAGCGAGCATGAAGCTGTGAGGGTCTCGATGCTTGGCTACCTTCTCAAAGAAGAACCGATCCTTGCGCTTGACAAATGAGTCTGTGCCTATGCTACTCTTGCCCTGGTACTTGAAGTAGTTATAGGATGGTGTGTTGAAGTGATTCCTCAGTGCAAGGTAGTCTCTATACACTTCGAATGGCGTCATATCGGCAGCTTGGCTGTCTTCTTAAGGATGTTGAGGTTCTCAGCCTCAGTCTGAATATGTGACATGATGACTGAGTCCTTCTTGATCAGAGCAGCTGCATACTCGATCTCAACATTGTTTCTCTCACACCAGTAGACGACAGCGTCGATGTACTCCATCGACTTCTCCTGGCAGATCTTACGAACCTCTTGAGAAAAGTTAATCTGTTTGAGCATATTGATCCTTTAAAGGAAGGGTAGGAGTAAAAACCAAACAACCTTGATGAAGATGTGGATTGCCTGATCTTGATGAAGCGATATCTTATTCTCGCACTTCAGCCAGTCGGTGATCCAATGCACGACCGTCTCTGCAATGCCTAGAATGACAGAGCCCGTGAGAATCGCAACAACTCCTCCATGGATGAATGAGTGTCCTGTCAGGGCATGGAGCCAATATACACTACCTAACTTAGTATGTCGACTCTTTGCTTCAGCGAGAAACTGTCCTTGGAGAGGGTAGTCGGCTAAGAAGTGACCGGCCACTAGCAGAAACAGAAGCATCTCTCCGGCAAACATCTACTCAATCCCAAAGGCTATTGTAGTACTTTGCAAACAGGCGGCGGCCGTTAGCCATGCGCTTATAAGCAGCATTCCTGCCTTCTATGTCAACCTCGAACGTGTGATTTGGTCCCTTGACCAACTCGCCGTATCCGGTCAGTTCATTCTTTTCAATGTGGAGGTCCGTATCACCAGAATAGTATTGAGACTCCCAGTCATCCATGGTGTGCTGCTCAAATGCCCAGATCATCTCATTCAAGACCCAATCCCAGCGCTGCTCCCAAAGCTCATCGGTGTGTCCGGTGTTCTTCTCCTCCTCGGTCAGAGGCTCGGCAGCAGTAGTGCGAAGGTGTTCCGGAACATCCTCGTCATCGACATGCGGAGAGCCGTGCTTGTGCTCCTTAAGCTTTTTAAGCACAGGGGCAATTATCACAGCGAGCGTGTGATCAGCTGACCAGATGTCATAGTTGTCGATGCGGACGCTGATCTTACGCTTCTTCTTGCTGTCGATCCAATCGCAGAGCTTTTGAAATCCCGGAATCCCGTACAGAAAATCACCGAGCTTATCAATAGCTATGCGGTCTGGATTCTCACCATGCGGGAAATCCTTGTCCAAAGCATACTTGTCTTTCCAAAACAAGATCTTTTCTGCAATCTGGTAAGGACCAATGTAGTTCTTATAGGGTCCGATGTTAACCTTCATATCTTATACTCATAATTGATTGTTGTTTCATTCTCGCGGAACTCGAATGCGCCGTTGGAGATGTGAAACCTCCTAGCCATTTCAGTCTTGGGACTCAAAGTCACCACTCGCTTCACGAAGGGACGAAACCAGCGAATGTGGTTAACACATTTGTTGATCAGCTTCCTGCCTGCACCAGTGATAGAGCGAGGGTAAGACCAAACCGTGTAGAAGACTGCAACGTCGTATGCCCCCGTGTCAAAAAACAAATCGGACTCACTGGCAGGAACATCGCCCATATACACACAGCAGC